CAACTGTTGACAACGATTCGGCACAGTTCCTAGAATCACGCCGCTTCGCCATCGAGGAGATTGGTCGCATCTTCCGATGCCCACCATCAATGCTCGGTGTCACCACAGCTGGAGCAATGTCGTATGCGTCGGTGGAACAGAACGGTATCCATTTCGTTCAACACACGTTGCGTCCGTACATCTCGAAGATTGAGGATGGATACCAGAAGTTGTTGGACAGTCGCGCATTCTTGAAGTTCAACGTGGACGGTCTGTTGCGTGGCGATCAAGCCTCACGATATGCAGCATTCTCCACAGGTTTGCAATCAGGCTTCTTGTCAATCAACGACATCCATCGCATCGAAGACATGACTCCGACTGAGGGTGGAGATGTGTATCGGGTTCCGTTGGCGAACGTGGACATCGCTGCTGCAAACTTGTCTGAGTTGGATCGCAAGTCGGTGATTGCTCAGCGTTTGATTCTGTCTGGGTTTGATCCTGCTGAAGTGATGGCTTCGTTGGAGTTGCCGAAGATTGCGCACACTGGTGTTCCTTCGACACAGTTGCAAGCGTTGTCAACAATCAATCCTGCTGATCCTGCTTCGGTGTATGAAGTGAAGTCGCAGGATATGAATATCAATATGCCTGAAGTGGTGTTGAACTATACGCCTCCGGCTGTGAATGTTCCTGCACCGATCATCAATGTTCCTGAGACTGTGGTTCGAGTCAACATGCCACAGTCGAAGCCAACGATCCGAACTGTTGAGCGTGACGCTGATGGGCGTATCTTGACGATCACTGAAAGGGTTGAAGACTAATGGCACACGGAATTGGCGCATACTTGGGCAACGCTTGGCTGAATGCTTTGGGGAACAACACATCGTTCGCTGTCGCGCAAGTGTATGTGAAACTTCATGTCGGTGATCCTGGTGCTAATGGGACTGCGAACCCTGCAACCGAGACAACGCGCAAAGCTGTGTCGTTTGGGGTGGCTTCTGCTGGTGTGTTAACTTCTGATGATGATGTGACTTGGACAAACATTGCTGGGTCTGAGGATGCCAACCATTTCACAGCTTGGGATAGTTTGACCACAGGGAACTTCTTGTTCTCTGGAACGATTACTGCGAACCCGTATGACGCTGGTGATACCTATGCGATTGACGCTGGCAATCTCACCGCTTCCTTGACGCTCGCTTCGTAAAGTTATGGCGACAAACTTCCCAACGTCGCTGGATGCACTGTCAAATCCAACCAGCACAGATGGTTTGAACAACCCATCACATTCAGGTCAGCACACTGACGCTAATGATGCTATTGAAGCGTTAGAAGCCAAAGTTGGTGTGAACAGTTCAGCAGTTTTAACTAGCCTTGATTTTTTGGTAACTCAAGCGAATGCAAGCGGTTCGTCTGGTTTAGAGTCAGGAACTTATTACACAACCTCATCAAATACGAACACAAGTGCGTCAACATCAAGCACTACTGGGACTGTCAGTTATTTGCCATTTCTTGTTGAACGGACAACCACATTTGACAGAATTGCTTGCAGAACAGGTTCAACGGTTACTGGAACTTCAACGGTACGACTCGGCATTTACAACAATTCCAACAAAAAACCAACGACCGTCTTACTGGATGCTGGAACGGTTGCTGCCAATGCAACAAGCACTATTTTTTCAATAACAATAAATCAAACCTTGAATCCAGGATGGTATTGGCTGGCTCATGTAGTCAATTCAACTACTGGCACATATTCATTCATTCAAGTCGCAGATGCACTTCCTTTTGGTCAAATGCCATTGAGTGCAACATTCGGCTTTCAACCTAATTATACACAGACTGGTGTCACAGGTGCATTCGCAACGGCTTCTCCGACTGCCACTGGAAATAATAGGATTTTGGTCGCATTGAGGGTTGCATGAGTCGGGAAGTTGTTTTCGGTATTGGCGGTTATGACCCATCAAAGCCGAACGACAACATCGTTGAAATTATTGATACACCTGATGAGGTGGATTCGCAGTCTGAGGAATAGCCATGCCTGTCAATTATGACAGCGGTTTTTACGGTTACGATCAGGCGACGGTCACCTATGACGGTACCGATACCAGTCCTCCAAAGACCAGATTCATTCTTGATGCTTCAACGCTGAATGATTTCGGTGTTGGTTTGAATGGAGCATCTCCAGCTTTCACACTTGACACTTCTACTCTTGACGGGCTGGGGAAACTTGACGGCTACACCTTCCTAACTGTCGCAACTGCGGCATCGACTCTTGGTGGCCTTGCAAGTACGGCCACTGCAACTGTGGTCAAGGTGGCGGTGGCTTCGTCGGCGTTGGGTGGTTTGGTTGCGGCTGCGCAGGCTAAGAAAAGGAAGGCTGCTGTTGCGGTGGCGAGTTTGGGTGGGCTTGATGCTTCTGCCACGACGAAGGTTGGCAAGGATGTGATTGCTCAGGCAAGTTTGGGTGGGCTTGATGCGTCTGCTACAACGAAGGTCAAGAAAGATGTGGTCGCTGCGGCCAGTCTTGGTGGGTTGGATGCGACTGCTACAGCACAATCTGCACCACCAGAACCACCTGTGATCCCCCCTTCGGGGTCACGTTGGTGGAGACAACCTGCCACACCGGTCAAGAAACAAGAACTGCCAGAACAGATTGTTGTTGAGATTCCGAAGCCTCGACGACCTGTGTTGGTGTCGGCTGTGGCTGGGTCACGGCTTGGTGGGTTTGATGTGGGTGCGTTGGGGTCGGTGACGTTCTCCATCTTGGATGATGATGCTGAAGTATTGTTGTTGGTCTGATGCCTTATTTCATAACTGACAAGTCACCTGATTGTTCAGGTTGGGCAACCGTCAAAGAAGACGGTGAAGTTCTTGGTTGCCATAAGTCAAAGCAGGATGCTATTGATCAGATGATTGCAATCTCTATCGGTGAAGGTTTGGAACCTGGTGGCGAACGTGCGTTGCCGGACAACTATCGTCCTGCGTTGTCTCCTGATGTTCCTGAAGGTCGAGCATGTGGGAACTGCCATTACTACAACGAAGACATGATTCAAGAAGACGGCAAAGAGTTGAAGGCGTATTGCATGAAGTGGGATGCGTATGTTCTTGGCGGTTGGTATTGCAACGCTTGGCAACCTCACGACGAAGAATATGAGCATGAGGAGATGCGTCAAGTATCTCTAGAAGTTCCGACCTACATTCGGAGTGCAGCGCGTAAAGGTTTGGACTACTACGGCCAAGGCTTAGCTGGTGATGGTTTGACTGACAAGACGGTTCGTGAAGCACGGGACTTGGCTCGCGGTGAGATGTCTGAGGACAAGGTGATCCGTTCCGCTGCATGGTCGGAACGTCATGCAGCGGATTTGCAAGCACCAAAGAACTCGAACGCTGACGATGATGAGTTCCCTGGTGCTGGTGCTGTTGCACACTATTTGTGGGGAATCAATCCGTTGAACCCTCAGCCGGCACGGGACTTCTATTCACGCAAAGCCGAACAGATCAAAGCGGAACGCGCTGATGCTCCTGCCCCACCAAAGGATCAGATCACTGGATCAGACAAGAATCCTGCTGGGTCTGCGAAGGCTCCAGCTAGTGGGAAGACGATTGAACTATCAGAAGCCATTGAGACAGGTTTGGCAAACAAAGCCAAAGAACACAACGATGAAGTCGGTGACAACCCTGGCAAACGGGCAACGGTTGGTATGTTGCGCACAGTGTTCCGTCGAGGAGCTGGAGCGTATTCAACTTCGCATCGTCCAGGTGTGACACGGGATCAATGGTCTTATGCACGGGTGAATGCGTTCTTGTATTTGTTGCGCAACGGCAGACCTGAGAACGCAAAATACATTGGTGACAATGATCTTCTTCCGAAGTCGCATCCGAAGTCCACTCGATCCATGTCTGGGAATGTTGTTAGTATTGGCGGCATGGAAGAACTTGTGGAAACTCGACGCATCACATCCAATGACTTTGAACTGCGACAAGATCAGAACGGTGATGGCATGTCCTTCACAGGTTATGCAGCGGTATTCAATTCACCTTCTGAGCCGTTGCCGTTCATTGAACGGATTATGCCTGGCGCATTCTCCAAGACTTTGAAGTCAAGGAACAATGTGCGCATGTACATGAACCACGATTCAAGCATGCTGTTGGCCACAACCAAAGCCAAGACATTGCGTTTGTCGGAAGATTCCAAAGGCTTGTTCGTTGATGCTTCGTTGCCAGATACTTCGGTTGGTCGTGACCTGTCGGTGTTGATGAAGCGTGGAGATGTGAACTCGATGTCGTTCGGGTTCTCTGTTCCTACTGGTGGCGACTACTTCTCTGATGATGGGATGACACGTGAACTGCGTCAGATCAAACTGTTTGAAGTGAGCGTTGTCACGGGGTTCCCTGCATACACAGCAACCTCAGCATCTGTTCGTTCCCTTGATGCCTTGTCGGTTCGCACCGGCATTGATGCCGATCAGCTCGCAGCAGCGATCACCAACCTTGAGTCAGGTCAAACATTGTCAAACGACCATGCGATGTTGTTGCGTGAAACTGTTGCCAAACTTGAACCGATTCAAGAAGTTGCTCCAGCGCGTTTGGGTGTTCTTGCCAAGCACCTTGATTTGTTGAAGACCATCGCCTAACATCAGGTCACTGCATTGTTCAGCGGAGCCGCTGCGATGTTGCTGAATGCGGAGCCGCATCAGGTTGAGAAGTAGTAACTCCCTGCGTATCCCCATTCACAAC